GAAACATGGTACACGAAAGCGGGGCTTAATTATGACATTAAAACAAATCTACCAAGACGCGGTGCCGGTGGGCCTCTATCCTATGAGTAACTTTGGAGGCCTGGCGATCATGGATATTATCGACGACGAAACGGCCGTTTGTGCCTGGAGCTATGGGGGGGAATACGAAAGCATTCGGCGCCATCAGATATTTTATACCTATACGGGCCGGGCCTATATCAGGAAGGCCGGCCGGCGCTTTTATCTTGATCAAATTATGAGAACAAACGGGGGGAATTCATTATGAGAAAATTAAACTTTTATTCTATGGTACGCGAGGACGGGGCAAACATTGCAAAGCAGCAAAGCGGATACACGGACGGCACTTTTAACTATTATAAAGCGGGCTCTTTGTGGCACGTTATTTATCCAGGCAACGGCCTATCCATCTGCATGGGCCACACGCGCAAAGCTGCAGCAGAAAAGGCCCACGCGCCGGCTATGCTGGCCCGCGTTGCTGCAGCAGCGGAGCGGCAGCAGGACGCGGCCGCGCGTTTTACAGCAGCAGTAAAAAAGGCAGAGGAGGCGGCCGCGTGAAAAAGCTTTTCTTTATCCTGGCAGCAATCATCTATTTCCCTATTGGCGTTATTATGGCGCTATCAAAAAATTACAAATAAAAAGCATCTGCCCCGGCAATCTGGCCGGGGCTATTTCATAGGAGGCCTATATAATGGATAGAATTATATTAAAAACAAAAGACGTTGAAACGCTGTTAAAATGGCGTGATCATAACACGGATATCGTACGCCGAAACCCGGCGCCATTTAAAGGCATTATATTAGATTTCCCGGAAACAAATATTATTATAAAGGCCTATAACGACGCCGGAAACATTGCATTTTATATCCGGATCAACGGCAGCAGCGCCGGCAAAATAACCGGCCAGCAGCTGCCCGGCGGTCTTCTCCAGGTAAAGAAAAACACCACAAAACTAAAAAGCGACGACGTGCAAAGTATTATTACCGTTTACGCGTCTTTAATGGCGTTTATTGTCTACAGTGATCCGGCGCCAGCTGCAGCTGCAGCTGAAAAGGAAACAAGCCCGGAGCGGCCGAAAAAGCCCGGCAAAGGAAAAAGGCGCCGGGATCCTATCACCTACTTAATAAAGCATAGCAGCAGCGGCCCGCGGATCCAGCAACGCGGCCAGCATGCAAGCCCGGCCGGCGTGTTTACGGTCCGCGGCCATTACAGGCACTATAAAAACGGCCGCGCCGTTTGGATCAAACCATATAAAAAAGGCACTGGAGGCCAGAAAAACAAAACATATAAGTTAAATTAAACCGGGGATCTTTTCCCCGGCTTTTTCATGCCCTGGCCGCTATTGGCCGGGGCTTTTTGTATACATGCCATTGTAACGCCAGGAGCGGACGCCAGCGGCGCCGGGCAGCATCCTGGCGTATTCCCATTCATTGACCTGATAACGGCCGGCAGGCGGCATCCTGGAGGCCGATTTTTTCATTTTTGCCCAAACCCTTTAGCACGCTAAAGCGCCACCGCGAGAAATCGGCCTGGAATCGGTCAAAAAACGAATTAAAAAATGATTAAAAAACTCTTTTTTATCGAGTCGGAGTTTTCCACAGGCGAACTCACGCAGAAAACTCAAAAGTCGTGAAAGTCCTGAAAGTCCCGAAAGTCGTAAAAAAATCAGCCCCACAGTCGTGAGGCTGAAAGTCGTAACCTATCTTTTCAAGTAAAGCTGCTCTGCCCGAGCCGCATCCATATCATCAAAAGCATGATGCAAACCCCGAAGCGCACGCGAAATTTCTTTTTTCTCAAAGCCAGTGTTCTCCATCGCCTTAATTAAATAGCCCCGGATAACATCATTATAAAAACCCATATCGCAAATATGCATGCGTTCTTCATCCAAGAGGGCATACGCCTTCTCATCCATCAGTCTGATCTTCTCTCTTGCCGCCCGTAGTTCTTCTTCCGTCATAACACCAGCACCTCCTGCTTATATATTCCAATTGTATCCTAAAAACACAGCCCTGCAAAAGTCGTAAGCCTAGTAGTCGTAAAAAATCAGGCCCCCCAAAGTCCTGGAGGCCTGAAAGTGGAGTTATTCAGACAGATTATGATGCTCTGCTATTTCGTCTGCCGCTAATTTTAGTGTGCAAGTAATTTTGTCTCCCTCCTGCTTGTCCAACATCTTCGCCAACATATCCCATAAAAACTCTGATGTGGATTCAGGCTCTGAAAACTTAATTTCGTTTGACATAGTCGTCTTCTCCTTGGATGGCACTATTCTTGATGCCATTATAACAAGGTTTCCGAATATTTCAATATTACTCCGGCAACTCTTCATATTTTGCTGCGATGGTAGCAGCATCTGCCTCTGATAGTCCCGAATTCGGAGTAAGCACAAATTCCTGCTTGTCTGCATAGCCATAAAACAGGTTCTTCGATAGGAAGATGCCGGAGACCGGATTGATCTTGCCGTTCAGCATATAGTCTTCCCACAATTCCTCCAGGACACGATAAGCCTTCATAATGATAGCCTGATGGGAGTCTGCACGATACTCTCCGGTTCTCCAGGTATGCAATGTATCACGATGAATGCCCAGGGAGTTGCACATACCATTGACTGTCGGCTTCATATCGTTATCTGCGCAGTGATTGAAATACCACTCCAGCCGTTCGGAGACCTGCTGCGCATTTGAGATATCAATAGGTGGCAGATTCAAAGTCGTAAGAGCATGGCGCAGATATTTGGAGTTATCTCCCGGCTGAATATTCTCCTGTCCGAATTTCGATTTTCCTGGTTCAAGATCTCCATTCTTTCTCGCCAGCGCATTTTGCTTCTTCTGTTCATCGGTCAAAGGCGGTCTGCCTCTTCCCCGTTTCTTTGGTTCTTCCATAATCAGTCCACCTCCAAATATTCCTTATGAAATTTCAGGCCCTCTGCGATCTCATCCAGCACCTTATTTTCTGAAATGAAAAGGACCCTCCTTTCGCTACAGTCTTTTGCACGGGTTCCTCCCGACTTGGATTCATAGATCGAGCTCAATTGATCGGTATTAAATAATCCTTCTTTGCTTTTAATCCACATAATCTTTCTCCTTACGTTTTCTACCTAGCATTCTACCCTCCTGCAACATGCAAAAGTCCTGTAAAATCAAGGCCTCTCCCTTTTCTACCATCCCTCCGCAAGAATCTCTGTTAAACTAGAAAACGAAAGTCCTGCGCAAGAAACTATATAATAGGTAGAAAAGGTAGAAAGGTAGAAATAGCTTATTGAAAGTCTTGAAAATTCAAGGGGTTTTGCTTTTCTACCTCTTTTCTACCTCATTCTACATCGGGTAGAACGATTTCCACGCAATACGGCGTTATGCCGGAAAAGCTCTTGCGCTTCTTGTACTTGTTCCGGTACGGAATCAGCCAGCCGTTCTGCGCCCATGCCTTCTTGACGGCATCAAAGGAAAAGCCTGCAGACTCCAGCGCTGCGGCCAACACAGAGTCGATGACATATACCTTGCTGGCCCCGTCACGGACACCCCAAATCTCTCCATACGGCTCATTGCAGAACCGATTGGCGTTCATGGCAACCCAGCTGACAATATAGTCATAGGCGCGATTGGCCGCGATGACTTCCTCACTGTCCTTAATGAATTCGGAGATGTCCGAAACGCGCAACGGCGTTTCTCCAGCAAAAATGCATTCGCATGCTAGTCGGTCGGCCAACAGGATCAGAGCTGCTGTTGCTGCCTGCTTGTCCGTTGTTTTGCAGGATTCCAGAATATCCTCCCGGATGTCATCGTATTCCTCGGTCAATTCTCGCTTGGCCACATATTCAATGAATTTACGGCCGGCATAGCCATAGTTCTTGGAGATAAAGCGCACTACCTGGGCGCCATTCTCCACCACAGCTTTATCAAATTCTACTTCAAATACACGGTTCTGGGTGCCACCACCGGATTTATCGTTGGTGCAACGCTCTTCTCCGGTAAACAGAAAGGCGCAGTTCCAGCGACGGGTCGGCAGGTTTTTGTTGTACTGCATGCGCCCACGCTCGATGCCTTCCGTAATCTGCATAATCAGCTTGTCATAGGACGTATGGGAGTCCTTGATCGTCTGAAGCTCATCCCCTGCAAAAGGAAGATTATTGAGGAATGCTGCCGTAGACATCATGGCGGCGTTGGTCATGTTCATAGTCCTGGTCAGCTTGCCTGGCCGCGGATCTCCCCAGATAGACATAGCAGCCATCAGCGCTACGGTCTTTCCCTTTCCTGTTTCTCCCCAAAGATGGAACACGAACGGCAGGGTATTTACACGCTCAATCAGCGGCGAAGCGAAGGCAGCTGCCATCATCAGTCGGAAATAGAGGTTTTCCCGTAAAGGGCGCATAAAATGCACCCAGTCGGCAAAGTCGCCAGCCTGCGTCACAGATTTGAAGAGCGCGCGGTTTTCTGCATCTCCGTCAAATTTAATATTGCTATTGTACGGCACAAAGTCGTCACCCACCCAGCCCAGGCAAGACACCGACTTATAATGAGGGATGGCCATGGGGTTCAGTCGCTCGATATCAGATAGATAGCGAACCAGCTCAGCAGCATCGTTGGATGTAACATTAATGCCATAGTTGGCAAGAGACAGAATCTTATTCTTGCTGGCAATCGTCTCGCGCTCACAGAGGACAGAACGCTGGGCGCCATTGCAGAGATAATGCAGTTCTACCTTATGGATGCCTTCGCTATGATTTTCCAAATAAGCAACCGGCGCAATAGGCGTCGAAGTGGCGTAAACAGTCTCCTTACGCTTATTGATCGTCGCCTCCCGATAGATGCCAGAGTTATCTACTGTCCAGGAACCGGTATCAAATACTGGAGCATTCAGCCTGTCCCAGATCTTCCGTGCCCTTGCCGGGTCATAAACCTCCGTGCATTGCCGGGTAGCACACTGGATCGTATTGCTGCGATAGTCGCTACGCTCCCATTTCTCCCGATATAGTCCTGACTTCCGGAACACTCGGTCCATCTGCGCCTCATCCTTACCGGTCCAGAAGGCCAGGATGTTACACAGCGCAAGATCAGCGGAGGAATGGTCATTGTTATATGCCGTCATATCGCCACGGAA